GAATGGTCAGATAAAATAGAAATTATCCATTGTGATGCTAATGAATATCAAGGAACTTGTGATTTTTTATCTATAGACCATTATGAACTTGATGATGCTCAGAGTATTATCAATAGTGTTCAAAGGGTTAGTAAAAATATTTCGTGTGATAGTATGTGGTTCTGGATGTTGGAATCGTGGATTAGATTAGGTTACATTGTAAATAATCCAGCAAATGTTTCAATAGAATCAAGCGAAATTAGTTATGGTGGAATTTATTTTTTAGGGGGCGATGAAAATGTTCTTCTTGAAAATTATATTTTAATAAAAAAATTTCTCGGTTTGGATAAATTACCAAACCTCAAATTAGAAGAATTAACTGAATACATTAATGCATATTAAAAGAGAGGATTATGGAAGTTAACGTGCCCGTAGAGGAACTAAGGGAAAATAAAATAATGGTTTGTACACCAATGTATGGTGGTATGTGTTCTGGAATGTATTCTAAAGCATGTGCTGACCTTGCTACATTGTCTACAAAATATCAAATGGATTTAAAGTTCTTTTATCTTTTCAACGAATCGCTTATTCCTAGAGCAAGAAATTATTTGGTTGATGAGTTTATGAGAAGTCATTATACTCATTTGATGTTCATTGATGCTGATATACATTTTGACCCTAATGATGTATTAACACTTGCTGCTCTTGATAAAGATATTATCGGTGGCCCATATCCAAAAAAGTGTATAGCATGGGAAAAAGTTAGAAATGCTGTAGATACTGGATTAGCGGATGATGACCCAACTATACTTGAAAAATATACAGGGGATTATGTTTTTAATCCTGTGGAAAATACACACAAAATACAAATATCTGAACCAGTTGATACTTTAGAAATTGGTACAGGATTTATGATGATTAAGAAACAAGTATTTTTAGATTTCAAGGAAGCATATCCACAATTTAGTTATAAACCAGACCACAATCGCTCTGAACATTTCAAGGGTGATAGGAACATTCATGCTTATTTTGATACTGTAATTGATTCAGAAGCATATCTTGGTAGTATAGCTGGTGGTAGTGACAGATATCTTTCAGAAGATTATTTCTTCTGTCAATTTGCTCGAAAATTGGGATATCAAATTTTCTTATGCCCGTGGATGGAGCTAGGCCATATGGGTTCTTATGTCTTTTCTGGTTCTATGGCAAGTCTAGCAAATTTAGAATTCGCATCACATGGAGCAGACCCATCTAAAGTAAGTAGTCATGAAAAAAGAAAACGAAACAAAACTAGAAACAAGAAAAAGAAAAAAGGTTGATTATGTTTTTGATGAGGGCAAATATTTAAGTGAAATATGGGATTCAATAGATAAAACCTATACTTCCCATTATGCCCAAAACAAAATACAATCAACAGAATTTATTTCCGATGCTGGCCACGGTGAAGGTTTTTGTATCGGCAATATAATTAAATACGCTCAGCGTTATGGTAAGAAGGGTGGATTTAATAGAAACGACTTGACAAAAGTCGCTCATTATGTTATTATTATGTTATACTTACATGATAATCATTATAAACGTGAAACTCAAGGAGAACACAATGAAGTTAAGTGAAAGTACAGTATCGTTCCTAAAGAACTATGCTAATATCAATCAAAGTTTAGAATTTCGTGAGGGTAGCACTCTCAGGACTGTATCACCTCTAAACACAATTCTGGCCTCAGTAGAAATTAGTGAGGACTTCCCAAAGACATTTCCAATTTACGAATTGAATCGTTTTCTTGGAACTCTGTCTTTATTCAAAGACCCCGAATTAGATTTTTCGGAAAGTAGTGTATCCATAAAAGATGGAAATCACGAATCCACATATCATTATTGTGGAAGTAGTTCGATGTTCCAAACTCCACCAGAAAAAGAAATAGACTTTCCAGATGCGGAAGTTTCTTTTGAATTGTCTGAGGATGTTTTCAAGAAGACCATCAATGCTGCTAATACTCTTGGATTACCAGAAGTTGTTGTTCAAGGTGATGGTAAAGAAATCCGTATTCTTGTAGCGGATACTGGAAATACAACATCAGATTCATTTTCAACTGTTGTTGGTGCTACAGATAAGACTTTCCGTATGATATTCAAGATGGAAAATCTTAATAAATTGATGGAAGGCACTTATGATGTTCGCCTTTCTTCTAAACGAATATCACATTTCAAAAGACAAGCTGATACCCTAAACTATTGGATTGCTCTTGAAGCGAACTCAACTTATGATGAGTAATTTGAATATAATTTATATTATGAAAGTGAAATATTATGAAAGATTCCTTACTATGGGTCGAAAAGTATCGGCCCCCTACAATCTCAGAGTGTATACTATCTGATAGTATCAAGGGAACTCTATCTGATTTAACTAAAGATGGAAAAGTTCCCAATCTATTGCTCTCTGGTTCAGCAGGAGTTGGTAAAACAACTGTTGCTAGAGCACTATGTGAGCAAACCAATTCTGATTATATAATCATTAATGGTTCGGATGAGGGTAGAATGATAGATACTCTCAGAACTAAAATGACACAATTTTGTTCCACCATTTCTTTATCTGGTGGTTCTAGGAAAGTTGTCATTATTGATGAGGCGGACTACTCAAATCCCGATTCTGTTCAACCAGCAATGAGGGGATTCATTGAGAAGTTTGCTGAGAATTGTTCTTTTATCTTTACTTGTAATTACAAGAATCGTATAATTGAACCGATACATTCCCGATGTGCGGTTGTTGATTTTGTTCTTGGAAAAGATGAAAAACCAGAGATAGCATCTAAGTTCATGGAAAGATGTAAGCACATTCTCGATTCTGAAAATATAGAGTATGATGAGAGAGTTGTAGCAGAACTTATCAACAAACACTTTCCTGACTTTCGGAGAGTGATTAACGAACTCCAAAGATACTCTACTTCTGGAAATATTGATTCTGGTATTTTAGCAAATATCGGTGAATTGAATTTGAATCAATTGGTATCTTCTTTGAGAGAAAAGAATTTCCAGAACATGAGAAAATGGGTTGCTACTAATGTAGACAATGACCCTGCTACTGTTTATCGTAAAATCTACGACAAACTATATGAAGTACTGGAAAAATCTTCCATTCCACAAGCAGTATTGATTATTGCTAATTATCAATACAAATCCGCTTTCGTAGCAGACCAAGAGATTAACTTGGTTGCATGCCTGATTGAATTGATGGCGGAATGTGAATTTGTATGAATCCCTTTGACTTCATAAACCAAATCAATCATGGTAAGAAAAATCTGATTGATGAAACACCAACATTAGAGAAGGATTATAACTCTTTTATCATAAATCGTGGGCTAAGTTTTAATCACGATACTGCTCTGTATGCTAATGAAATGAATGTTCAGAGCCACCTAGATCCTAAGCTTCAATTCGACTTTTTACTAAATATAGTAAGACCCAAAAAGAGATGGGGCAAATGGATTAAACGCGAAAATAATGATACTCTTGAATTGATTAAGAAGTATTATAGTTGTAGTTATGAAAAAGCAAGAGACTACTCTACATTGCTGAATGACTCTCAACTAGACATTATTCGACAAAATATTGAATTAGGTGGTTTGAAAGGAACAAAATGAGCGAAACTATCATCCAAGCGATGATTGAAGTGAAGTTAAAAGAACCCGATGACTTTCTCAAAGTAAGAGAAACCCTCACCAGAATCGGAATTGCATCACGCAAAGAAAAAACATTATTTCAGTCTTGTCATATTCTTCACAAACAAGGAAGATATTACATAGTACATTTTAAAGAATTATTTGCATTAGACGGAAAGACATCCAATTTTTCAGAAAATGATGAAGCACGAAGAAATACAGTTGCTAATCTGCTTTCTGAATGGGAATTAATCACTTTGGTCGAACCAGATAAATCAGCAGAACCTACAGTTCCATTGAGTCAACTAAAGATTCTTTCTTTCAAAGAGAAGGATGAATGGGAGTTGACACCAAAATATAATATAGGAAATAAAAAGGAAGCTGATGACGAGAATGTCGAGTGAATTATATTTCTATAAAACAAATTCAGAAGTAAATGAACCAATTCGGGCTACCGAAGGTTCTGCTTGTTTTGACATATGTTCTTTTTTACCAGAAGATTCGCTGGTAAGAGTATTCATAAATCATCTTGATCAAGATATAGAAATAAGAGAAAGAAAAGTAGTAAAAGGAAGGGTTCAAATTAACCCTACAGAACGAATGTTAGTTCCTACTGGATTGATTTTTGATATTCCAGCAGGACATTCGGTTCGTTTGTATCCAAGATCTAGCCTTGCTTTAAAACAAGGCCTGACTCTTGCTAATAACGTGGGCATTATCGATTCCGATTATGTCGAACCAGTTTATATGATGGTTTATAACATAAGTGGATATCAACAATTTGTATCCGATGGAATCCGAATGTGTCAGGCAGAAATGGTAAAAGAATTTCTACACGTTATTATGGAAAGTGATATTCGCCCAGAGCGAAAAACTGATAGAGATGGAGGATTCGGTTCAACTGGAAAGGAATAACCTTGTCTCAGATTCTACACAAATGGACACTCGCTACTGTTCAAGTTATTTACTATTTACCCGATTATACAGATTTAGTTAACGAATTCGTTTGGCAAACAGAAGATCAAATGCCCAAATTTCCTCGCATCACCAAATTTTTAGATTATTGGGATAAGAACATCGATGGTTCAATTAAAGAAGCTTATATTTACGATCAAGGTCATAACGAGCTTAGAGTGGTAGATAGAAGGTTTAAAATTAATTAAATAATGAGCATGAAATTGAAGACAAAAAAAATTATATATGTTGATGTGGATGGTACAATCTGTACAGCTGGTAATATTCCACATGAAGAATTTAAAGATATACCATCAGACTATATTGGAGCAGTACCATTTGCTTCTCGTATTGAATACATCAATTCGTTATATGATGATGAAAAACATACTATCATATATTGGACAGCAAGAGGGTGTAAATCTGGATTAACAAATGCCCTATATGATTTGACCAAGAAACAACTAAAAGCATGGGGAGCAAAACACCATGACCTTCAAGTGGGAAACAAACCTCATTTTGATATGTATATTTGTGATAAGAGTTACAATAGTGAGTCATTTTTTCATTACAAAGAAAGAGAATTACCATAGTGAAAATATATTATGTCCGAAGAAAAAGATAACATCCAAATAGAATATAAAGAAGAAAGACAGATGGGTAAGGCTGCAAGTCTTGCTATGGAACTTTCAAAAGAAAAGAAGCGACTTCAAGAAGAACTTGAGGATATGCAAGCTCAATTTGAGGAAGTTTCACCTAGCACTCCTTCTGGTGGCCCAGATAGTTATCTCAAGTGGATAGGAGTAATTGCTGCTGTAATTGGAATATTTCTTCAAAATGCAGGGTTGCCCATATTGGGTCAACTTTCTTATATTGTTGGTGCAATTTCTTGGACTGCTGTGGGGTTTTATTGGAA